CGACTCGTCCTCAGAGAATACACCCTCTGAGTAGAACCCTGTAATTTGTAATACAGCACGAGCCTTAGCTCTTTTCTCTGCGGTCTCAACAGGGTAGTGCGGAAGGGTTCTTCCGTTCTTGGTGGTTTTTACGGAGCAGTTGTAGTGATTGGCTGTGCCATAGGACTCTACGGTATATACCTCACCGTTAGCGTCTATCTTTTCTGCTATGGCTTTGATACAGCAGTTCTCCTGATTTTCAGTAAGCTCAGGTACTACTTCGTAGGTTACCGTTATTTTGTCGTGTGCCATTATCTTCTCTACACCAGTGCGTGTAATGATAATGAAGCCCTGTGAAGGGTGCTTGAAAAAGTCTTTGCCAGTAAGGTTGTATCTATCGGCAAGTTCTCTAAGTACGTTTTTTTCTGCGCTCATAAGTATGTTATTTCATTTGCGTTTTCCAATCCACTTGTTTCTGTAGTTGGGTTTTGTTTCCATTTGCTAATACGATCCTTGATAATGTTTAGCTCTTGCATCGCATTAAACTGTGTGTCCTCACTCAAAGAGTAGACAGCGGTATTATATGGAAATTCTTTTTCTATAGCAACAAAGTAAAATTGATCCATTGGAACGCCCAATACATCACAATAAAATGCTGCTTGTAGGTCGTATCTATACCTAAAGAAATCAGACCTAAACGCCTTGATAGATGCGTCTTTACAGGATTTCCAGTCCAGTATAGCTATGGGTTCTTCGTCACGAACCAATAACCTATCAGGTCTAACTCTATACAGCAACCCGAATATATCTGGTTCAGCGCTTAGGAATGAGTACTCGTCCCACACATCGTTATGGTCATGGTCATGATACACCTGTTTAAGACCTATGTTATTGACCGCTGAGTTGTACATGAACTGGATACGATCCATGTCATACTCGCTAATAGACGCTTGGTCTTCAGCTAAAGAACACTCAAAATCGTTTTTATATGATTTGTACTCTTTGGTCATGGTAGGAGCCATGATGTCTGGTCTCCTCTCAAGGATTTCTGCTATGATTTCAGAGTCCTTGAACACCTTAAACCTTTGGTGGAATTTTTGGCGATCCTCAAAATACGTGTGCATGGCATCACCAAAGATAAGCGCTGGTGTAGCATCAAATTTTTGCGTGGCTCTTTGTATGGAGTGTTTAGCAACAGCCTTAACAAAGCTACTGGATATGTACTCGCTTAAAGAGTGGTAATCAGCGTTGGATAGGTCACTATAAATTTTCATAGGGTTCTGGAAAGTTTTCTATTGATATTATTTCGTAGTCAAACGCATACAGCGCCTGTTCAATTTCCTCAATCATGTCATCCAAGTTAAAGTTAATGATAGATACAGGAACCTTAACATAATCCATTGGGATAGCATCAAAGTCATACACCGTTTCGTGTATGGAATAAACAGTTTTGTCCCCCACTTTTTGTGCATAAAGTCTGTACTTTGGATACGGATCATTTTCTTCTGGGTCAAACATCAAAATCGCTTTTTACTTTATGTTTCTTTTTAACTAGGTCATACGTTCCACAGAACCCATTACACTCGACAAGGGGCTTGACATGAGACCCCCTTCTGGATTCTATGTTAGGTATATTATGATAATCTGGGTGAGAAACCAAGAAAATATTTCCATACCTTTGTCTTAGCTTAGGTTTCTGGTATAGAACAGTTACTGGCTCCCCTTTAAGGTCAGTAAGTAAGTGTTCCCATACCGCCATTTTGTAGAACTTCTTAGGTTCTTCTTTCTTGATTTTTTTCCAGTATCCAACCCCACCTTGAATACAACCAGTTTGATAACAGTTATTGTTTCGGTAACCCATCACGTATGGAGCTGGCAAATCAATATCGGAATCCTGCAATATTTTTACACAATCTTCTTTGGTGTATCCGTACTGTAACAAAGGATAGATAGGTTTGATTTGTGGATAGTTCACCGACATGGACATGGCTCTGCCTAGTTCGTGTTCGCTGAAATCAAAGCCAAATACTTGGTGTTCGTAATCATCTTGTTTTTGCACTTGCTCACGAACCTTTCTTTTAAGTTCTAGACTACATATCGCACCAGCCCCACCATAGTTTAGATTGAGGTGTTGTAACCAAACCATCTCGATCGACTCATAGTTGTCGTTAGTTACTGTTCGTATGGGGCGACCATACCAAGCCTCGCAATCCATCAAAAATCTATAGGTATCTGGGTGTTCGTTTCTGGTGTCTATAAAAACAATTTCCACGTCATCGTATTGCTCTAGGATTTTTTTACACGCCACCGCAGATGCAATGCCACCAGACCACCAACTAAGGATTTTCATATATCACATTTTTTGTATATGTTTAAAGGTAATCAACTAAGAACATACTAAATTTTTGCGATATGGACAAGCCAACGTATTACACTATTATCCCAGCTGAGGTACGGTACAACAAAAACATTTCTGCGAATGAGAAGGTGCTGTACTCAGAGATTTACACTCTCTCACAAAAGAGTGGTGGGTGCTTCGCTAGTAATGGATTTTTTGCGGAGCTATATGGGGTCCACAAGACCACCATCAGTAAATGGATTTCTACGTTGAAGGAGGAGAAACTTATAGGGGTTTCCTACCAAATACAAAATGGTAATGTAGAGAAACGAACGATTACCCCCCTTGCTCCAAACGCTAATACCCCTACACCGAAACGCCAACCCCCCCTTGCTCCAAACGCCAAGTATAATAATACAAGATATAATAATAGTTCTGAAATTATTTTGGGGGACATCATTTGATTTTTATTTTGGATACCACTACATTGGGTTTGTACAAGATTAACTAATACTAAGAAATATGATTGATGTAAAAAAACTAGACGATGTACAGGTGGATGGAATCGACTTCAGAGACTATCCCGATTTTTGCGATGCGTTCCTAGTGTACGCAACCTACGAAGGTAGGGAACTAACCGAGAAAGAACTAGACGAGGTTCAAGAAGAGAACCAAGAATGGTTCTACGAACAAGTTGAAAAAGCAATATACTAAGGAGGATATAATCATGCCAAACTGGTGCAGTAACACAATCACGATTAAAAACCTTTCGAGAGAACAGGTTAAGGACATATTAATGTACATAGCAGAGAACGAGGGTAATTTCTTTCAGTACTTTAGACCAAGACCCGAAAAGTACGATAATGACTGGTACGATTGGAACCTAAAAAATTGGGGAACTAAATGGGATGCTTGCGACACTCATATATCTGAGGTTCATAAGGATAAAATAGTCATTATGTTCGAGTCAGCGTGGGGTCCGCCTATATACCTCTATGAGTATATGTACAGGAGCTTATTTCAATTTATGGCTTCGTATTCAGAACCTATGATGGGTTTTGCAGGGATTTTCAAGGATGGTATAGACACCGAATGGGAAATAAATAGGGTAGCGCATTGATATAAAAGATTTCGGGGTATCCCTAAAAGATTTCTACGCACATACCCACCCCAGAGCAACAAGGCTCCCAGTTTAACCGCTGGGGGCTTTTTTTATGCTTATTATTTAAGTTTGCATATTTGAGATAGACCCCTTATCATGAGTTGCAAACCTTAATTAATACTAAGAATATGTTACAATATACTTTAGATGAAATCATGAGCGCATGGTACGAATGCTATGGCGAGAACCTCTCTGAGGAATACGCTGGATTTTTAACTTACTTAATCAATATGAGGACAGACCATGAGAACTAAGAAACCCTTATCAAACTATCGAATAAACAAAGCTAAGCAACGCACCAGAGCGCTATTGACTAGAGCGCAATTTACCCCAGTCTGGGATACTGGCTTGATGTGGTACGCTGACGCTCACCAGCTATGGAATCACCTAGCCCATACCAGAAACCTATCGACTGATAAAGTTGCTCAGATTGCATCAGCTCTTAGCCCCAGCGTTCAATGGGAAATAAACAAAGTGGATACGCATACCCTAATTAACGCCTATCAAAATAATCGAGAGATTGATTCTTTCAATGTCAGTACCTACGATTCTAACAAGGCTAAAGCGTGGGAAATTATGGGGGGTTTTAACAGCGTGAAACCTACCGCTCTCAAGACGTATGCTTTTTATCGCAACATGATGTTAGACCCAGAGCCAGTAACGATTGATAGGTGGATGATGAGGATATTTTTTGAGCGCCCCATCAAGTCGCTTACTACCGCTCGCTATAGGCTATGTGAGGATATTATCAGAGATGTAGCCAGTGAGTTTAATTTGCTACCCTATCAAGCTCAAGCCATAGTTTGGGAGCAAGCTAGAATTGAGGCGGTTCACTCGTTTCAAGGGGGGGTTCTTTATGTTTAACCAACTTAAATTCACCATTGACAGCCTCAAGTACTCGCAAAAAAATGTAGCTCTAGCCACTGGGATTTCTGAGGCTCGCTTAAGCAATCTATGCAATATGACCCAATCTAAGCTGGACAGCTCTATCAAGCTGAGAGAGTACAGGGCTATAGCGCAATTTTTAGAGGGGCTATACCTGTGCGAGGGTTGCGACTCTATCATCACTGATGAGGATACCTATACCATTGAGGAAAGAGAGGGGGGTTATTTTTATGATAGCGAGAATTTTTGCGCTAAATGTGGCTCGCCCGATTACTATACTTTAGACTTTGTGGGGGTGGATTTCTACGCAAGGTAAAAAGATTTCGACGCACCCCTTGAGGATTTCGACGCACCCTCTAGCTAACCCCTAGAGGGTTTTTTTATGGGTGGGGTAGGTCTGGGGGGGGTCTGGGTGGGTCTATTATCTTAGTTCTAGGAATTGAGAATAGTTTGGCGTACTTTGATTGTGGCGCTGGTAATCAGCACCGCCCCAGCTCTGGGGCTAAATTCAATTAAATTACATACTTATGAGTACTAAAGATAAATATAACAACCCACAAGACATTGATTTTGATACACTTATGGAAGTAATCGATATGTTTGTTGATTTCTGTACCAACTTTGACGGCTGGAAACTAGAGGAGCGGTTTACTGAGTTTTTTGGCACTGGTGCCGCCTCTCATAGACTTAGCAAGCTGGGCGAAAATCCAACCCCCTCAGATTTTGTGCGATTTTATCAAAGCATGAGTTTTGCTGGGCGTGAACAGTTCCTCAAGGTAGTAGTTGCTGACCGCTTCGAAGCCAATAAGGACTATCTCACCGCCTTGCCTGTAGACTACCGCCCAAAGTCTGGGGGCAATCCGATTTTTGCACCGTTCGAGTCGCTTGAGGTGGCTTTTGATACGCTATCCAAAAAAGACATGGTTTTAGCGGGTCAACTCGCTCAAACTTTTTATGAGTTGACCGCCATAAGCTACAGACGTGAGGGGGTGCAATCATGATTATTTATCAATACAATCTTGACACGTTTATTAGTGATTTTTTGGCTAGGCGTGACAACTTCAGCCGTGAGGGTCTTTCCCTGTTATTTGAGTTCTACGACTCAATTGGCGAGCCTGTAGAGTTCGACCCGATTTCTATGTGTTGCGACTGGTCTGAGTATAGCGACCCACTCGAGGCGCTGGGCGGCTTGATGAGTTCAGAGGATGTTGAGAGCCTTGAGGCTTTTTACCTTACCTGTACTTATGAGGGTTCGACACCAGCTGAGGCGCTCGAGGAAGTTCTAGGGGTTTCTGTTCTCTGGGACGGTGAGAATTGTTTTTTAGTGGGGGTCTGACATGAATGCTCTTAGATTCTTACTTGCTGATGTCGGACGTACTCAGCGTGATTTGGTAGAGGCTACCAGTCTTAGCCGCTCGAGGGTTTCAAGGCTTGCCAGCTTCCCAGCTTTCGAGCTGGGCGACCGCTTGAGCTATTACGAGGCTATGGAAATCCAACACGCTTTTTTAGAGTGGGGCGGGGTGGACTCAGACCCCCCCGACTTTCTCGCCTTGCTCTAGAAACTTGTTAAGCCTTAACACACAGCCCCCTAGTTCACCGCTAGGGGGTTTTTTTGTGCGGCTGACAACTGGACTGTTTTTTAAGTACCTATTTTTACAGTACTTAAGCCCTCACTACTTTTTTACACCCCTATAAATTTACGTTTTAACGCCCTCAATCCTCTAGAGGGTATGAATACCAGCCTTCAAGCCGTTCGTGTCTTACGGTTAAAATTTGGGCGGTCTGTGTGGATTTCTGGCGCTGGGTTCCATCGCTCAACCCTTGAGCCGTTCCAGTCGCTCGAGCTGGTGAGGATTTCCAGTCCCAGCGCTGGGGGTTTCTACGCTCTCAGAGATAAAGATTTTTACGCTCTCAGAGCTGGAGATTTTCACGCTCTGGCGCTCTCAATCTGGGGCAATTCTAGGCGATGGGGGTACCATATTAAATATGTTTAGGTGGTGGGGGGATCACCCTCCCTCCCGCAAAAACTAAATTTTCACCAAACCTTGTCAATTAAGAATTTTTACGTAGGATACTTGCGTTTTATTGAATTTATACGTAGGCTTCTGTCAATCTACAATAACTTTTCTACTATGAGCTGGCACAAAAAGACGGATATAACTTCAAAAGAGGAGCTTTGGGAAGAAATAAGGGTCGTTCTACAGTGTTTACACGCTATACCGTCTATGTCGGATAAACTGCCCAATTACATATATAACCGCATAGAATCCATTATTGAGTATGTCAAAGAAAAAGGCTGGGACTAACGAATTTACACCTGATGAAAAGGTTGCCATTCTCAGGGAAATAGAGGTGTTAGGCAACGTGTCAAAAGTGGCTGAAAAGTGGGGAGTGTCTAGACAGTCTATTTATAACTGGCAGGCACAACGCTCAAAGCTAGAGGATGACATGCGCATACAAGAGCAAGCTAAAGATGTTGTTGTGCGCTCAAAGTTCGACCCAGAACTCCTTAAAGACCTAGACCAATACAGAAACGCCCTTCAGTTTATTGGACACCTTGAGGAGCGAAAAGAACAGCTCTCTGCCAAAGTAGAGTTCATGCTCATAAAGGTGACGACCCTGTTAGAGAACCATCCAGATCTTGACTCGATTCACCCGAAGGACTTGAGCAAGATTATGAAGGACCTTCATGACGTGCGTAAAGAGCTAAGTAATGAACCGACCATTATTATCGAGTACAAGAACAAGCTCAGAGAGCAGACCCTTCAGGTACTTCAGGACTTCTTGGACTTAGACCAACTAAAAGAGTTTGTACAGAGGATGGAGGCTATCGAAGCGGACTATGAAATCATCTAAACCTTTTTATTGTACTTCGGAAAACAGTGGCTACAAGCGCTGTAAGCGTCAATGCAAACTGTGTCAGCAAACCTATGGCAAAACTAAAACAAAATAAGTGGTCTGATTTATTAGTTAATGTCGTGGGTCACGAGCCACCCCCTGACTCCTTAGACCTGCGCAATTCCTTTATTGAGAATTGTCTAGCCGATCAAGACGGGTTCAAAGTGACGCAGGCGGATATACACCTTACCATGCAGAAGGGTATTTTTGATTGGCAAGAACAAGCCAATACCATTAACGCTCGCCTTAACGGACTGATTAGAGCGCCCTACAACACAGGAAAGTCGCAACAAGTTCCCATTGGGTTGTCTGCTTACTTGACTACGAGAAAGCACGAGCTGGAAACGCTGATTGTATCTGCTGACGGTGGTATCTCCACTAAGCGTATTTTGTCCCTAAGAGCTTTATTTCAGAGTGATATGTACCGCTACTGGTGCAGAGAACATAACTTTAATCCTGTTGAGTTTGACCGCACCGATACGGGCAGTACGCAGCGCATCATTGTTAAGAGTCGTAACCGCACGGGTAACCCAACGTATGAGGCGTATGCCGTCCTCACGCAAACTACGGGGCAGCGTGCTGGGGTATTGATTCTTGATGACGTGTGTAACGATGAAGACCGTATCTCTACCGCTCGTAGGGAAACCGTATGGAACAAGGTGTCTAACACATGGATTAAAAGGGTTCACGACAAAGGTATTGTTTTAGCGGTGTGTACGCCATACCATCCTAATGACGCTAACAGCCGTCTCATGAAGTCGGGCATCTTTAATGTGCTTCAGATTTCAGTCAAAGAAGACAAGACGGGCTACAAAGTAGAGGAGTGGAACAACTTTGGAAAGTAAAACGTGCATTACCTGTCACTTAGAAAAGTCAATATCCGACTTTCATAGGAACGCATCCAGAAAAGATGGGTACAGACGAGAATGTGCAAAGTGTCGTAACCAAATTAGGCGTAAAAAACACAAAGACACGTATTCTTATAAGGTTGAACGAGGCATGGTCTATTGCATGGAATCTGAAGGCTTTTATAAGATAGGTGTTACTCGCTATGGCATACGCAAACGTATGCAATCCATTCAAACGGGCAATCCATTCGAGGTTAAATTGATGTGGGTAAAAAGAACAAACAACATGGGCAAATACGAGCGCATGATCCACCAACAGCTAAAAGAAAGTCACGTAAGGGGCGAGTGGTACGCCATTCCTAAAGTCTTAGCCAAAGAACTTAAAAATATAGTAACGCACGATGATGTTTAGTAGCAAAGAAAAACCAAAGGTATTTATGTACGCTCGCTTTAGTATTGATGTAAATCAAGAAGAGGTGGATGCCATTGAGAAGAAAATGAACGAGTTTCTCAAAATGATAGACGCTGAAATGGTCCAGCAGTACTGGGAAGTTACAGAGAGAGACTCTACTAAGATTCACGACATTATTAAGCAATGCAGCAAGAATAACTGGAACCTGTTAACTTACGACCTTAAAACACTACACAAGTACAAAACAGGTGCATTATCTATTATACGAGAGGGTGACGAAGTTGGGGTTCCAGTCTTTTTTATTGATGGGCAAACGGTTATGGAAGTCTTAATGTCTGGGTCATGAGAGAGCCTGATAGAGTCTGGGAAATTCCGTTATGGGAAACAAATCATAGTAAACAACGTTTACTTCAGGAGGAAGCAATGGACTTCTTGTCGTATAGGCTCGGTTATGAGATGCAAGAAGAGACGGATGACCCTACACGCAAAGCCTACAAACACTTCGATGGATACAATCACTACCCTGACGGAAACCTCACAGCACTCGATTATGATAGCAGCCTTCCTGTTTGGTTATGTGCTGATTTTAATCGTAGCCCACATTGTTGGGCGCTCTTACAGGTTACGAAAGCACGGAACGGACTTAAAAGGTACATTGTCTTCGATGAAATCTTCTCGAAAGAGGCGCTTACCACCGAACAAGCACAAAAAGCCGTAGAACTACTACAAAAGTGGGGAATATCTAAGGTTTTATTAGCTGGAGACAACACTTCCAACCAAAAAAGTGGTAATTATGGTAGAATCGGCAAAAATGACTGGGATTATGTTCGAGAAGTGCTTGAACAGAACAACATTTCGTATAAAAACGAGCTAGACATCCAAAATCCGAAGCGAAAAGTGCGAGTGGACAAGGTAAACAACGTAATTTACGCTGGAGACAATGGAGAAAGGCGTTTATTAGTCAATACGAGGTGTGATAACGTTATAAAAGATTATATGTACTCCATCGTGAACGATAAAGGGCTAAAAATCGACAATGGAGATCGTGGACACATGTCGGATGCGACAGATTACGCTATTTGGCGTAACGAGCGAGGCAGTAATGCCCCCATGTATGTGCTCCGCTAGTTGATACTCTTGCCATAATTGCGTCAAACTTATGGCTGAATTACGCTAAAATTCAATACCAATGTCTTTACCGTACAACGTTACCTTTGTTGATTGTAACGCTCTTTTCTTAGGTTTACCGTACACCCCTATTAGGTCTTTGGCTTTTTGTGGTTGATACACCCTTACTAGATTGTTATTCATGATTAGGGTCAATACAACATAGTCTTGCGGTATCGGTCTAGTAACTAAAGGGTCATTCTTTTGGAAGATCCATGACAAACCAAACGATTGAGCCTGTTTGAGTAGTTGGCTTTTTACGTGCAGGTGATGCGTGTCGTTCACGGTCATGTCTCTGTCGTAAGACTTTTGACTCGTTTTGTACACACCAACATCTGGTTTTGTACAGTTTTGACCCATTTCTTTGTACATGAGCCACACAGCGTACTCGGCTACCTTACCATAATAGATGTCCTGTTTAATCTTTTGAGCGTCTTCCTGACCTCTTCTTTTGTATTCTGCTTTATTGGTGCGATAACACTTTTCGGCAAAGTCAACGATCTCTAACTTATAAGAATTTTCAATGGATATGTCTTTGTACTTCATATAGGTAAACTTGGTATTGAATCTTGAAGCAATATACACATATTTTTGTCACTATGAAAAAGAAAGACCCTAGACTAGAAAAAGCTGGCGTGTCGGGCTATAACAAGCCGAAAAGGACTCCGAACCATCCAACGAAGTCTCATGTCGTAGTCGCAAGGGTCGGTGACAAAGTGAAAACAATACGCTTTGGTCAGCAGGGGGTAAGCGGAGCAGGTAAGTCACCTAAGACTGAGGCGCAGAAAGCTAGACGTAAATCTTTTAAGGCTAGACACGCAAAAAACATAGCCAAAGGACGTATGTCAGCAGCGTATTGGGCTGATAAAGTAAAATGGTGATTGATTATGCCTTTGCAACGTGGCTCAGCTCCAGATATTATCTCTAAAAACATTCGACAACTCATAAAAGAGGGCTACACTCGCCAACAGGCAGTTGCTATAGCCCTACAATACTCTAGAAAGTAATGATAGATACTTCCCGATTATATTCCGTGTCCCTTGATGTTGTTGAAGACATCATAATGAAAGAGTCAAGACACCCTTATTATAGCGTGGCACTTGACCGAGCCAAAATTATGAACAGCTGGTTCCAAGCGGAGTATGACGAGTACACAGCCATTTCTAGCACGGTCTTTTCAGATAAGTCTTATATCATCGAGCAATCAACCATTGAATCTGATGACGAATATAAAGAGCGCTTAAAACGCATGAAGCTGTTTCCTTTGGAGCAAAAGTTTCTATCAGCGCAACAACGGATCTATGATGAGAATAACGTGAACAGAATGTATCCTGAAAACAAGTCATTCTGGACATGGAAAGAGTCTAACTTTGATGACTCAGGCTGTTCCATCACCGAGTTTTACCGAGACAAGGTTCTTTTCGTAAAAGAGGTTCTTGGATTCGGAGCCGTAGTAACCGACCTAATGATGGATGGCAACGGCAATCCTGTCACCGATAAAGACGGTAACGTAGTACCATACAACTTCGTAGTTAGACCTCACGAGCTGTGGAACTTCCAGATGAAGCAGGGAATACTAACGCTGCTCGTTACCAGACAGATGTACTACGACCTAGAAGGAATTAAAAAATTTAAGTGGACAGCTTATACGCCCGAATATATTTGTGTGTATGAGGACGTAAACGGTAAAAAAGAAAAGAAACTAGAAATACCTAATCCGTTTGGTGAAGTGCCAGCTACATTATTAAAAGGGCAAACCGATGCGAACAGCTCGTTCATTATTGGTAAGCCTCGTAGATACTCTCTAAAGGGTATGTACCTAGCCGCTTCTGAATTGTTTTATGACCTAAAGAAAGGTTCAGAACTGTTTGGACACCCCATTCCTGTACTTACGGATTCCATTGTGCGGTCTCTAGCGGGGGTCGCTGACGATGACAAGTACGATTCTCGCACGATTAAAGAGGGTGTAGGTATGGCTATCATTATTCCTGATGACCAGCAAATTCCCAACAATATGCTATACCAAGCGGATATGTCGGGCTTACAACACCTTAGAGACGTTATCTTTAATGACCTAATGTCCATGATATTCTTATTGGCTCAGGTTAGAGACAAGTCCGTTGTTAAAAGCAATGTATCTGGATCCGCTAAGAGATTTGATAACGTAGAAGAGCAAGGATTGTTAGCAGCTACCGCTATGGACATGGAAAACATAGAGACACAGGTCATCCGCAGAATGGCTAAGGTTCGTGACGAGTCTTACGAAGACTACATGATTACATACAGCAAGCACTATGACTTGTCCAGTGCGGATGAGATATTCTCGGACATCACAGAGGGTATGCAGTATCACGCACTGAGCCTACCACTTATGAAGAAATTAACGAGTGAATATATGCGCAAACGTTCCATGCCTCAAGAAGATATAGATGAGGTGATGCGACACTTTGATGAGTACGGGATGCCTAAAACGCCTACGGACATACGAAATTTGGTGGATATACTACCACCCGAAGAACTTCAACGCCAAGCACAAGTTGGTATTGAAACACAAAGCGAGCAATAATTAACTTATAACCATATTATGAGCGAACAAAACATAGAG